ATGCCTTGTCAAAAAATTAAATTCACCATCGCTCAAGATGGGACAGTTACAGAAGAGGTACAAGGTGCTGAATCAAAACAGTGTTTAGATGTTACACTACCATTTGAACAAGCACTGGGTACAGTTAACTCCAGAGAATACAAACCTGAATACTATGTCTCACTTCAGCAAAATAAAAACGAAAATCAAGGACAAACCAGCATTAATACAAGCACTGATGCTTGATGGTTATCCAGTTGATATCAATCGAGAGTTAGTAAATCCTATAGGACACGATCACGAAAGAGTGAGATGTGAAGTAACTGTAGGTGATGACATGGGTTTTGTATGGAATAAACAAAGTCAATGCTATGAGTTGATAACTGATAGACAAACTTGGTCTCATCAAATACCAATAGAAAGATTCTTAGAAAAGATAACACAGTTGTATTGTATACAATTACTTACTAGTGTTGCTAAGTCCAATGGATTTGAAGTAGAGAGTCAGAAAGTTAATTCAAGTAATGCTGTTGAATTAGTTGTTAATCGGTGGGTATAAATAATTAAAATAGTACTGCTATAATGGCAAACTGGTATAAAGATCAATTAACAAACAAGAACTTTCTATCACCAATAGGATTTGTATTCGTATTGGATAAAGCAAAGAAGGTTTCTTTTCTATGCCAAAGAGCATCAATACCAGAGATAAGTTTAGGGCAAGTTGATATTCCTACTGCTGGATTTGCTAAGATCCCTATGAGTGCTGATATAAATTATAGTCAGTTATCTTTGGATTTCATTGTTGATGAAGACCTTAGAAATTATATGGAGATTCATAATTGGATACGGGCATTAGGAACTCCTCAAGATTATATTGATAGAATGAATTGGAATGAGCAATATAGAATGGATACGAGATCTAAAACCGATGATGCTAAGTGGTCTGATGCAACGCTATTGGTTTTAAATAACAATAATATAGTTAACTTTGATATAGTATTTCAGAGTCTTTGGCCAGTATCATTATCTACTGTAGCTTTCGATGTTACAGGAACCGATAATGAATTCATGACTGCTACAGCAACTTTTAACTATTCGGTATTTGAAGTAAGGAATCAGGGAAGCAAAGATAGGAGGTAGTTGCAAAATTTTTAATTCTGTGCTATTGTGCTAAGGTCTATACATATTAGAGTATAGGAGGTAGCCTAGTGTCATTAAGAAAAAAAGTTGGAAAAGAACATGTTCCAGAAAGAACGTATAAAACTGAATGGGATGATTCTAATTGGAGACAAGAGTATGCTGGTATGAAAATACTTGGTAAGACTCAAAGAGAATTATTAGAAAATGGTCCTAAGAGTCTTGCTCAATCGTGGCATATGCAAGCGATGCATAATGATTGGATGAAAAAGAAAGGATACAAATATCCAGAACCTCCAGATGTATCATCTTCAATGCAAGAATTTTTTGCTAGAACAAAAGACCAAGGTATATAATGAATCTAGAACAACTTCAGGAGATGTGGAAGACTGATAGTCAAATCGATCCTGATAAGTACGGTGAAGAATCTGTAAGGATACCTCAACTCCATATGCGTTATATGGAGTTTTTTAATACATTCTCTCTAATGAAAAAAGATAGAGAGTCTGAGATGAGAGCAATGGTTAGAGATAAATGGATATATTATAAAGGTAAATCATCAACAAGCGTATATAAAACAGCACCGTTTGATTTAAAACTTACTACAAACGATGAGATTAAAATGTTTATTGCTGCTGATGATGAAGTCAGAAAGCTACAACTGAAGATTGACTATATAGAACAAACGATCTTCTTTCTTGATGGTGTGTTGCGTCAAATCAATGGACGTAACTACCAAATTAAAAATGCTATTGAGTGGGAGAGATTTCAAAGTGGAATGTAAATCATGGCAGATCTCGTTATCCAAAAGAAGAACGAAGTCTATTTAAAAGTACAAGCAGAGCCTCATCTCCACAAAGAGGCAGCAGAATATTTTACATTTGATATTCCTTCTGCAAAGTACATGCAGAAGACGAGAAGATATAAAGGTTGGGACGGTAAAGTAAGATTATATTCACCTGCTACTGGTGAGATCTATTGCGGTTTAATAAATTATCTAACTGACTGGGCAAAGGAAAAGGGATATCATTACGAGTATTTGGAATCTGAACATTTTGGACATCCCAAGGATCAGAATGAATTAATAACTCCTCAGTCTGTAGTTGGATTTGTAAAGGCTTTACATCTTCCTGTAAAGGTTCGGGACTACCAGTACGCAGCAATATACGAGTCCCTACGATACAACAGAGCACTCCTATTGTCGCCAACTGCAAGCGGGAAAAGCCTAATGATCTATTCATTGGTTCGGTTTCATGTAAATGTTAAACGGAATGTACTTATTATAGTACCAACTACCTCTCTTGTCGAGCAAATGTATAAAGATTTTACAGAGTACGGTTGGAACACTGAGTACCACTGTCATAAAATCTATGCTGGTGAAGAAAAATATACAGACCATGATGTAGTTATATCAACTTGGCAGTCCTTATATAAGGAACCACGAAAGTTTTTTGATAGGTTTGATGTTGTGATTGGTGATGAGGCTCATCTATTTAAAGCTAAGTCACTTACTAGATTGATGTCTAAGTTACATGGATGTAAGTATCGTATTGGATTTACTGGTACGTTAGATGGTTCAGAAACAAATCAATTAGTATTAGAAGGTGTGTTTGGTAAATGTTCAAAGGTTACTAAGACATCAGATCTGATGAAGAAAGGTCATGTTTCTAAATTGAAGGTACAGGTTATTGTACTTAAACACAGTGAACAAATCTTTGAAGGGTATCAAGATGAGATGGATTACCTTTGTGAACATGAACAACGTAATAAATTTATCCGCAATTTAGCGTGTGACTTGAATGGAAATACATTGGTACTATTCAATTACGTGGAGAAGCACGGCCTCCCTTTGTATGAGATGATAAATAGTCATACTGATAAACCAGTACATTTAGTTTATGGTGGGGTGGATGTTGATGATCGTGAAGAAATTAGGAGACTAGTTGAACATGAAAACAACAGTATTATTGTCGCTAGCTACGGCACTTTCAGCACTGGTATTAATATCAAGCGGTTGCACAACTTGGTCTTCGCTAGTCCATCGAAATCTAGAGTGCGTAACCTCCAGTCTATCGGGAGGGTACTTCGACAATCTAAGGAGAAACTAGAAGCAACACTATATGATGTTGCTGACGATATTAGTAGAGATAATGGAAAGAACTATACTCTCCTTCATCTCTTTGAGAGATTAAAAATTTACAAAGAAGAAGATTTTAACTATGAAATTGTAGAAATCAAACTAAAGGATTATGACAATTAATTACGTAAAACATGATGAAGAATTCCACGGAGTTTTTAAACTCGTTAGTGGAGAAGAAGTATTGGCTAAAGCAGTAATGGCTACGGAAGATAATTGTGATGAATCTTTAGCATTTTTACAAGACCCAGTTTGTATACAACCTATCAATCAAGATCTAGGTAAGGGTAAAGTTATGAGGGGATTAGGATTTCATCGATGGATGATGTTATCCGATGAAGAATTTTTTATTGTACGTGAGAAGGATATTTTGAGTGTTGCTTCTATGAGTAAAAATATTATAGGTATGTATGAAAAATTTTTACTAGATGAATATGCTGATAGGGCTAAGGATAAAGATGAAGAACCTCAAGAAGTAAAAGATAAACGGAACGCACGACGACGGACAAAAATAGATAACACACAAGGATTTGTTGGAAAAATAAATCAAGCTCGACAGGTATTTGAGAAGTTATATAAAAGCTAATACTGTTCCCCTGAACCCTTAACATGGTTATCCTACTCACGATTGACAATCTTGTCAAGTCTTAGTATAATATATTCAATACAGGATACGTATATGAGGAGAGTCGCAAAAAAGAAAGAACATTATGTTAATAATGCTGAGTTTCTTGCTGCTATCGTAAAGTACAAGGACAAAGTTATTATTGCTCAAGAGAAGGGTCTTCCCAAACCTCGTGTCAGTAATTACATTGGAGGGTGCTTCCTAAAAATAGCACAACACTTATCATACAGACCAAACTTCATTAACTACATGTATAAGGATGATATGGTTTGTGATGGAATAGAAAATTGTATACAGTACATAGATAATTTCGACCCTGCTAAAAGTAAGAACCCATTTGCATACTTTACACAGATAGTTTACTATGCATTCCTAAGACGTATTGCTAAAGAGAAACGTCAGCTGGATATCAAAGATAAAATTTTAGAGAAGTCTGGATATGATCATGTATTCTCAGTTGATGGTGATGTTAGTTCCGACTATACTCAGATTAAGAACCGTGTTGAGATGAATACTAAGAGATGAAAATCTTACTCATCACAGACCAACACTTTGGTGTTCGTAATGATAATCTACATTTTGTTGAGCACTATAGAAAATACTATAGTACTATTGTAATACCTTTTCTTAAAGCATCAGGTATTAAAGAGATTATAAACTTAGGAGATACGTTTGATAAACGTAGGTCTATTAATTATATGTCTCTGGAAGCAGCGAAGGAAATGTGGTTTGACCCTATAAAAGAATTGGGTTGTAAGATGACTGCCTTGATTGGTAATCACGACATATATTATAAGAACACATTAAGAATTAACTCACCAGAAGAGTTACTAGGAGGATATGATATAGATGTTATCGATGAACCTACTACCCGTAGTTATGACGGTACTGATATTCTATTACTTCCTTGGATATGTGATGAGAACTATGACAGATCCTTACGAAGCATCACAGAGAGTACTTCACCTATCTGTATGGGCCATCTTGAGCTTAACGGCTTTGAAGCTCATCCAGGTCATGTGATGGACAAGGGTATTGACATGAATATTTTTAGTAAGTTTACTAAGGTATTCTCTGGTCATTACCATACTAAATCTAATAAGAATAATTGTTATTATCTTGGTAACCCCTATCAACTTTACTGGAATGACTACGGACAAAAAAGAGGGTTCCATGTCTTTGATACGGAAACTCTACGAACTACTTTCTATAGAAATCCCTTTGACACTTTTCATAAGTTGTATTATAATAATGGAGTTGTACTACCGAATGAGGAAGAAGTTAAAGGAACCTTCGTCAAACTCATAGTAGAAGACAAAGGTGACTATACTAAATTTGATTATTTTGTCAGACAGCTTCAAGACATTGGACTTGCTGACCTTAAGATTGTAGAAGATCTTAGTGTTGATATAGAAGGTGGTGATGTGGTCGTAGAGACCGAAGACACCATTACTTTACTAGATAACTACATAGATGATATAGATCTTAAGGTTGATAAAAGTAATGTTAAAAACATTATGAGGTCTTTATACATGGAAGCATCTGAACTCTAATGTTTATTTTAACTGAAAAAGATACTGGCGGTGTCTATGCTCTTCCAAATAATGAGAACGTTAAAACTGTTCACATGTTTGAAGAAGAGGATGATGCTAAAAGATATTTGTATCAGTTGAATGAACAAGACTATAAGAAGAAATTAGAATTAATGGAAATAGACGTTGAGGCTGTTGCTATTAATTGTGATAAATTCGGGTATGCTTATGCCATTGTCACTAGAGAAGATTTAATTTTACCTCCGATTATTGAACCCACTAAAGAATGATTACCTTTGAGAGCATCAAGTGGAAGAACTTTCTTTCTACTGGTGACCAATGGACTGAGATCCAATTGAATGAGTCTGCTTCTACACTTATTGTAGGTACTAATGGTGCAGGGAAATCTACTATGTTAGATGCTCTGTGCTTTGCTTTATTCAATAAACCTTTTCGTAAGATTACTAGAGGACAACTTGTTAATAGTATTAACGAAAAAGGATTAAAGGTTGAAGTATGTTTCTCTATCGGTAAAGATGAATACCGAGTTTTTAGAGGAGTTAAACCAAACCTTTTTGAAATTTATAAAAACAACAAACTAATTGATCAAGATGCAGCAACACGTGACACACAAAAGTACCTCGAACAGACAGTCCTCAAACTTAATTTCAAGAGTTTCACGCAGGTCGTCATTCTTGGTTCATCCACATTTATACCCTTCATGCAACTCGGAGCAAGTGTCAGGAGAGAAGTTATCGAAGATCTATT